GTAAAGAACACGTAGAGCAAGATGTTAACGTAACAGGAATGAGTTTAAAAGAAATAATAAGTTTTGGTAGTCCTAAATCCGAAATATAAAGCATTCGGTAATGATAGCAGATACTTTATTGTTACAGGTGGCCGTGGTAGTGGTAAGTCATATTCAATTAATTTACTACTACTACTACTTACCTACGAAACCAACCATGTTATCTTGTTTACTCGTTATACCCTTACTTCTGCTCACGTCTCTATTATACCTGAATTTATTGATAAGATTGATTTATTAGATAAACATTCAGACTTTCACATAACCAAGGATGAGATAATAAATTTAAGGACAGGAAGTAAGATATTATTTAAAGGAATCAAAACATCGAGCGGAACACAAACAGCTAATCTAAAATCATTAGCAGGAGTTACTACATGGGTGTTAGATGAAGCTGAAGAGTTAACAGACGAAGATACATTTGATAAAATTGACTACTCTATTCGACATAAAGACATTCAAAACAGAGTTATATTAATTCTAAACCCAGCGACAAAAGAACATTTTATTTATCAAAAGTTTTTTGAGAGTAAAGGAGTTGAAGCTGGAGTTAATACAATTAAAGGCGATACAACGTACATTCACACAACTTATAAGGATAATATAGAAAACCTTTCAGAAAGTTTCTTAAATCAAATAAAAACGATAAAAGAAAGACGTCCTGACAAATATAAACACACGATACTTGGTGGATGGTTAGACAAAGCCGAAGGTGTTATTTTTACAAATTGGAATATAGGACCATTTAATAATGATAATGGTTCGGTGTTTGGTCAAGATTATGGATTTAGTACAGACCCTTCTACACTAATTGAAACGTCAATTGATAAAACAAGAAAGATAATTTATGTAAGACTGCATGTTTACCAAACAGGATTGACTACATCACAATTAGCGGAATTAAATAAACAATTTGCAGGCAATAATTTAATCGTAGCAGATAACGCAGAACCACGATTGATAGCAGAATTAAAAGCGCACGGTTTAAATATAGTGCCAACAATTAAAGGAGCGGATTCGGTAAAATATGGGATAAGTTTATTACAAGACTATGACCTTGTTATTGATGAAAATTCCGTAGATTTGATAAAAGAATTAAACAACTATTGCTGGTTGGAGCGCAAGAGTGAAACGCCCATCGATAAATGGAATCATTCACTTGACGCACTTCGCTATGCAGTTAGTTATCAGTTAGCTAACCCAAATAAAGGAAAATATGGAATTAGATAAACCAAAATCATTAAGACAAATGATCAACGAAAGCGCGGTTAAGGTTGCTGAGGCTTACAAAAATGAACATGGTAACGATTGGAAATTTCCATGTATAGAGTCAATAGACAACGAGGTTGCGAAAGCGGAGGCAACGTTAAAGTATTGGAAGGGTGTTAAAGCGAAAGTATTACAAGTGAGATCAAAGTAAAAATAACATTTAAACATTATGGTTCTTATTGTGGTTATTGTTGTTGTGCTGAATATTTTACAAAAACATCCGTAAATGGTGAAGAACTTAGTTTCGGAAATACAGACACCGAAACAATAGTTATAGGCATACTTGAAAAGTTGGGTTATGAAGTTGAAATAGAAAGTATTTATGAAGATTGAAATAGAAATACCATCCAACCTATCAGAAATCAGTTTAGATAGATACCAAAAGTACATGCTTACTTTAAATAACTCCGATGATAAAGAGTTTGTATTCCAAAAGATGATTGAAATCTTTTGCGGGTTAGAACTAAAAGAAGTTGTTAAGATGAAAGCGTCAACAGTTATTGAATTGGTGCAACACTTCAATAAAATCTTTAACGAGAAAACCGAGTTTAAACATAGGTTTAAATTGAACGATGTAGAGTTTGGATTTATTCCTGACTTAGAAGAAATATCCTGGGGAGAGTATATCGATATTGAAGCAAACATTGGAGACTTTCAAAACATACACAAAGCGCTTGCTGTGATGTACAGACCGATTGTGAAGGACGTTAAAGGAAAATATGAAATAGAACCTTACCGTGGTGATTTAAGTTATTCAGAAGTTCTTAAATACGCACCTTTGGACGTTGTGTTACCTGCTTCGGTTTTTTTTTGGACTTTAGGAATCGAATTAATAAGCAGTACGCTGCACTCTTTGGAGACAATGAAGAACAAAACCCGTATTCAGAGAATGTTCAATTCAGCAAACAGTGGGGATGGTATAGCTCAATCTATCACGTCGCTAAAGGAGACATTAGACGATTTGACGAAGTTACAGCGTTGGGACTTCATCAATGTTTGACATTCTTAACCTTCGAACAACAAAAATCTAAAATTGAAGTTAATCAATTAAAGAAGTCACATGAAAAACTACTATAACTTATCTACTTTACTGCATGATAGCATACTTGCTGACCCTTTAGTGAATCGAGTAACAAAGGGAAGCCTTGATAAGATTACGAATGCAAAACAAGACATGTACCCATTGTGTCACATTATATTTAACGATGTAGCGTTTAGAGGCAATACTACGGTGTATAATATATCTTTAGTTATGATGTCGATAGTTGACATAAGTAAAGACGATGTAACTGATATATTCAAGGGAAATGATAATGAAGATGACGTTCTAAACACAACATTAAGCATACTAAACAGGATATTTGAACGTGTAAGACGAGGCGATATTTACGATTTAGGGTACGAGATCTTAGATGACACGGCAAGTTGTGAACCTTTTGTTGATAGGTTTACAGATGCTGTTGCTGGATGGACAATGACTTTTGATATTTTGGCACCTAACGAAATGACAATATGTTAAGTGATTTAAGGGAATCAGGCTTACAGAATGCTTTAGATAGGTTTAAAACTTATGTAATTAAACAAGCACGTACTAACTTAAGTAAAGGAGATAGGAACGTATCAAGAAAGCTTTACAACTCATTAAAAGGTCAAGCGAAAGTTTACGCTAAAGGATACTCACTAAGCTTTGAGATGGAGGAATACGGTAACTACCAAGATAAAGGGGTTAAAGGTAAACGTTCAAATTCAAGAGCGCCAAAGTCACCGTACAAGTTCGGAAGTGGCAAAGGTAAGAAGGGAGGATTGACTGAGGGTATTCAAAGATGGGTTAAAGCACGTAAATTTCAGTTCAGACAACGTGACCCCGAAACAAAGAAGTCAACGGGTAAATTCCTATCGTACGAGCAAACAGCGTGGATAATTACAAAATCAATTTATGCTAAAGGCTTAAGACCTACTTTGTTTTTCACTAAACCATTTGAAGCGGCTTACAAACGTTTACCTCAAGAATTAGTAAATGATTTGAAAATAGATTTAGAAAAGATATTTAACTATTCAATTAAACAACCGAAATGATTAGAGCAAGGTCACCGTATATTATTAGCATTAATGAAGCGAGTCAAGTTAGTACACGAATAGAGTTGTTTATTAGCTTTGGGTCTTTAGGTGCGACACCAACTTTGAGCTATACACTTAGTAAGGCTATTCCTGCATCGAATGCGCCAACAACTTATTATGACATCTCACCATACATACGTGAATACTTTGACCATACTGCGTATAGTAATGTAACAAGCTTAACAGCTGCAGTAAGTTACACATGTATTGACAAACTAAATGTAAGGGTAAAAAGATATAAGACCGTTGGAACTACTGAGTCATTGATTGATACAACAGACTACATTGCAACGGATGGATATTCAGAATTTGCAGATAGTGTTAATTATAATGGTGGTAATTATTTATTAGACCAAAAGACATATTACTATCATAGCGGGAGTAATGCTGGGTTTATTATGGTTTACGCTGCAGCAAACGATAAGATTCGTTGGACTAATCAAACAGATAATATTGTTTATTTGAGTGCATCTTTAGGTGCTGGTTTCTATTACGTGCCACGCTGCTATAATTCAGAGTTCACAAAAGAATATTTAGTTGAAGTATTAAATAGTTCAAACGTAATGCAGGCTACATGGACTTTTAAGCCTGTAGAGGAATGTTTGTACACGCCAGTAAAGGTTGACTTCATAAACAAATACGGAGCGTTTCAAAGGGAGTTTTTCTTTAAAGCTTCAATGGATAATATCGAGGTTACAAATAAGGATTACAATTTAATGCAACCGTACAATTATAGCTTAACAGGAGGGCAAAGAACAACGTATAATCAAAATGGAACGCAAACTATTAAGGTTAATAGTGGATGGGTTGAGGAGGATTTCAAAGATAACTTAAAACAATTAATGTTAAGTGAAAAGGTGTTAGTAGATGAAAAGCCCGCTATTCTTAAAACTAAATCGATTGAACTAAACAAGTCTATTAACACAAAACAAATCAATTATAGCTTAGAGTTTGAATTTGCGTACGATTTAATTAATAGCGTTGTATAATGA